CGGCGATGGGAGCTGGCCCAGGTCATCGAAGCCGGCGAGGACTACCGCGTCGAGGACGCCGGCACCGCCGGCGACGGCACGGCGCTGTTCGCGGTCTACAAGGCCGCGCCCTCGGCCGTCTCGGCCAGCGATCCGGGAGCAGCGCGATGACCAACGATGCGTCCTGCCCGCTCCCGGCCGCGTGCTCGGGGATCACCGAGATCGAGCTCTGCGCCTGGCTCGCCCACGCCGCGCCCGGCGACGCCATCGAATATCATCGCGGGTTCCTCGGCGCCGACCGCACGCCATACGGCCAGGCGATGACCGCGGACGATCGCGCCGCGCTGATCGCGACGAGCAATCGGGCCTTCAGGCTCGCCGAGCAGGGCTTCGTTCATCTCGTGCAGCGCCGGCTTGCGCCGGGCACGTTCGGCTATCTCGCCGTCGCTCGGCCGCGCCCCAAGAACGCGCCGTTGTCCTTCGCCACGCTCATGACCCGGGAGGCGGCCTGATGCGCGCCCGCGGAAACCGCATTCCGCTCGACGACCTCCGCACGATGCCGGTCGGCGAGATCGCAACGCTGCCGGCCGACCAGCTGGCGCTCCTGCAAGACGATGCAGTTGCGGCGCTCCAGGCAGCGAAGAACCTCAAGGACTGGCTCGAAGCCGCCATCGCCCTGCGCTATGCCGACCGTGCCGCCGCGCTGCGCCATGCCGAAGGCAAGGACACCGGTACGGTTCGTTTCGACGATGGCCCGGTCACCGTGGTCGCCGACATCCTGAAGAAGGTCGACTGGGACCAGGCCCAGCTCGCGCGGCTCGTCGAGCGCATTCGCGCCGGCGGCGAGAATCCCGCCGACTACGTCGAAATCGCCTACGGCGTGCCGGAGCGCAAGTACTCGGCCTGGCCGGCGCCGATCCGCGAAGCCTTCGCCGCGGCCCGCACCGTCGAGACCGGCAAGGCCAACTACCGGCTCGCGATCCGAGCGGAGGACTCGTCCTAGACCCGGAACAAGCGGCGGGGCGGCCCGATCTGCGAGGACGGGCGGGTCATCCTTCGGCACCTGGTCAACGCCCCGCCGTTTCCCGACCCGACCCAGCCCGAAGCTCCCATCAATCGGCCGATGGTCGATCACGAGGAAGGAGACTGGAATGCCGATACGCATCGTGACCGCCGACGAACGACTGTCGGCCGCGCACAACAAGACCTCGCTCGCCATCTTCGGGCCGCCCGGCGTCGGCAAGACGACGCTCCTGAAGACGCTGCCCGTCGAACGCACGGTCTGCCTCGATCTCGAAGCGGGCATGAAATCCGTCCAGGACTGGCCTGGCGCCAGCATCCCGATCCGCAGCTTCGTCGATTTCCGCGATCTCGCGGTCCTGATTGGCGGGCCCGATCCGGCCGCCGACGCATCCGCCTGGTACAGCACCGAGCATCACCGCCATGCGCGCGGCGTCTACGCCGGCAGCGGCGTCGAGGAGTTCCTCGCAGGCAAGTCGATCGTCTTCGTCGACAGCATCACCGATCTCACCCGGCAGGTGATGGTCTACGCCAAGCAGCAGCCGGAGGCCTTTTCGGAGCGCACCGGAAAGCCGGACGTCCGCAGCGCCTACGGCCTGCTCGGGCGCGAGGTCATCCAGGCGCTCAAGCACCTGCAGCACGCGCCGGGGAGGACCGTGATCTTCGTCGGCGTGCTGGAGAAGGTGACCGACGAATTCAACGTCACCACGTGGCAGCCGCAGATGGAGGGTTCCAAGGCGGGCCGGGAGCTTCCCGCCATCGTCGATCAGGTGATCTCGATGCACCTGTTCTCGCGCGACGCCGAGGGCGCCTGCGTGCTCGACGAGAAGGCAGAGGAGCGGCGGCTGGTCTGCCGCGCGGGTAATCCGTTCGGGCTGCCGGCCAAGGATCGCTCGGGTCGTCTCGACCTGACCGAGCCGCCCGACCTCGGCGCGCTGCTCGCCAAGATCAACAAGACGGCCACGGCGGCCCCGCAGGGTTGCCCTGGCAACCCTGCATTCTTGGTTCAAGAGCGCGGGTTCTTCGAACCCGCGTGGGCGGCGTCAGCCGCCGCGAGCGCCGCTCCACACGCAGCCTGATCACCAAACCAAGAGGAGAACGCCATGTACGATCTCAACGACGCGCAGCCGCAAAAGGCGCCGATGGGCGAGCTGATCCCCGACGGCACCTTCGCCAAGGTCAAGATGACCATCCGCCCGGGCGGCGTGAACGGCCCGACGCCGATGGATGCCGGCCTTCTCAAGGCCTCGCAGTCGAGCGACGCCAGGATGCTCGACTGCGAATTCACCGTGGTCGAAGGCCCCTTCGCCCGGCGCAAGTTCTGGCAGAACTTCACGGTCGCCGGCGGCAAGCTCGACGAGAAGGGCCAGTCCAAGGGCTGGAACATCTCGAAGAGCGCCTTCCGCGCCATGATCGACAGCGCGCTCGGCCTCGATCCCAGGGACATGAGCCCGGCCGCCAGGCAAAAGCGCGTGATGCAGGGGCTGAAGCAGCTGGACGGGATCGTGTTCGCCGCCCGCATCATGATCGAGCCCGCATCGAGCCCCCAGTACAAGGACGCCAACAAGCTGGCCAACGTGGTTCTGCCGGGCGAGCCGCAGTACGCGGGCATCATGCGCGGCGAGGCCGTGGCGCCCGAGCCGGTCAACGCCAGGCCGCGCAAGGCGTCCGAGGGTTCCGTCCAGCAGCCGCCCGCCTGGGGCGCGCCAGCGGCGGCGGCGCCGGGCGGCGTGCCTTGGGCGGGTCAGAGCGCGGCCGCCCCGGCTCAGCCCGCTCCCGCCACCGGGCCGGCCTGGCTCAACGGCTGAAGCAGGGTCCGGGAAGAGACCTCGGCTCGTGACCGATGACGAGTGGCAGGCGCATGTGACGCGCGAGGCGGCGAAGGCGGTCGGCGAATGGCTGGAAGGACGAGGAAGGCTGCACCAGCCCATCCGCTGCCTGACCATGGTCGATCTGGAGGCCATGGCCGCCAACGCCATCGGCCGCTTCGTGGTCCTGGCCTCGGAGAGGATCAAGGCGGAACCGGACGAACATCCGGACCTGACCCGGCTCCTGCTCGGATAGGCGTCTGCGCCCTCTGCGGACGGGAAGCCAGGGGCTTCGGCTACGTCCACCGGCTCCGCCGGGACCGCTATCCGCATTACCGCTTCTGCTCCATGCGCTGCCCACGCGGGTTCGAAGAACCCGCGCTCTTGAACCAAGAATGCAGGGTTGCGAGAGCAACCCTGCGGCGCCGGCGCGGCGCTCGCGGGAAGGAACAATGGAATGATCGACAAGACCGCACGAGAAACGCAGGCATTGAAGGATGCGCGGCGTCCGTTCGCGGAGGCCCTGACCGAGCTCGGCCTGATGGATCCCTTCCGCCATCGCACCGCCGCCGAGATCGACCGCCTGATCGAGGCGGCGGTCACCGGCTACGTCGAGAGCATGCAGCGCCAGGCCGGCGTCGCCGAACGGACCGGGACGGCGCTCGACGACCCGATCCCTTTCTGACAAGGCCGGCCGTCGCGATGGATCTGAACGACGACGGTCCGGCCGAGGAGTGGCTGACGCTGCTCGAGGCGGCCGAGGCCAACGCCGAAACCGCTTTCGAGATCGAGTTCTGCGAATCCTTGCGCGAGAAATTCGGCACCTATGGCAGCCGCGCCCGCCTGACCAACGCCCAGGAGCACAAGCTGCGCTGCATCGCCAGAGGCGGCGGGTTCTGGGAGCGCGGCGCATGATCGATCTCAACCACGGCTCCGGCTGCCAGTATGAGGGGCCGGCGCGTGATCCGGGCATCGGCGACATGGTCAATGCCGCCATCGATGCCGCTCTGATCGCGCGCAACCTTGAACAAGCGCCCCGCCGCTACGTCAGCGCCTCCGGTCTGGGACGCGCGTGCCTGCGCCAGATCCAGTACGACTATCTCGCCGTACCGAAGGACGCGGGCGGCGGCTTCGACGGCGGCACGCTGCGCATCTTCGAGGCCGGGCATCGCGCGGAGGACGTGGTGGCAGGCTGGCTCAGCGCCGCCGGCTTCGATCTCCGCACCAGCCGCAAGGATGGCCGGCAGTTCGGCTTCACCGCGCTGGACGGGCGCTTCAAGGGACATATCGACGGCTGCCTTCTGTCCGGGCCGGCCCCCATGGCCTATCCCGCGCTGTGGGAGAACAAGGCGCTCGGGCTCTCGTCCTGGAACGAGGTGGTCAAGAAGGGCGTCGTCCTCGCCCGGCCCGTCTACGCTGCGCAGATCGCGCTCTACCAGGCGTACCTCGATCTGCCCAACCCGGCGCTGTTCACCGCGCTCAACCGCGACACCTGGGAACTCCACTGCGAGCTCGTGCGGTTCGACGCCGGGCTCGCGCAGGCGGCGAGCGACAAGGCGGTGCAGATCGTGCGGGCGAGCGAGGCCGAGGACCTGCTGCCGCGCGCGGTCCGAGATCCGTCGTCCGCCGTCTGCCGCGGCGGCATGACCGGCGGCGAGTGGCACCCGCCATGCCCATGGCGGGAGCGGTGCTGGAGGACGGGACGATGACCGGCATCACGCCTTCCGACACGCAGGCCCGCGCCATCGCCGCCATCAAGGACTGGTACGGCAGCCGGACGCGGGAACAGCAGGTGTTCCGGCTCTTCGGCTATGCCGGCACCGGCAAGTCCACGGTCCTCAAGTTCGCGCTCGAAGAGCTCGGGCTGGAGGCGCACAGGAGCGATCGCGACGGCGGCGCCTGCGTTCCGGGCGTGGTCACGGCGACGTTCACCGGAAAGGCCGCGCTCGTGCTCCGCCGCAAGGGCACGCCGGCGCGCACCATCCACAGCCTGATCTACAGCGTCATCGAGGCGACCGAGGAGGAGATCGAGGAAGCGAAGAAGAAGATCGAGCAGGCGGAAAAGGACACGCGCCGGCTCGCCGGCTTCGAGCGCACTTCGGCCGAGGCGGCGATCGAGGCCATGCGCCAGGCGCTCTCGGCGATGAAGAAGCCGCGCTTCGCGCTCAATCCGCAGAGCGACGCGGCCCATGCCAAGCTGATCGTGCTCGACGAGGTCTCGATGGTCGGCGAGGAGATGGCGCGCGACCTGATGAGCTTCGGCAAGCCGATCCTGGTGCTGGGCGACCCCGGCCAGCTGCCGCCGATCAAGGGCGAAGGGGCGTTCACCAAGGATGCGCCCGACATCATGCTGACCGAGATCCACCGGCAAGCGGGCGAAAGCGCGATCATCCGGCTCGCGACCATGGCGCGCCAGGGCGAGCCGATCGGCTTCGGCCAGTACGACACCTTCGTCTGGAAGATGCGCAAGATGGACGTGACGCCCGAGCAATGCCTGCGCGGCGGCCAGGTCATCTGCGGGATGAACGCCACGCGGCTGCAGCTCAACAATGCCATGCGCCGGGCCGCAGGCTTTGACGGCGGCTGGCTGCCGTCCGGGCCGGGAGAGAAGATCGTCTGCCTCAAGAACCAGAACGACCTCGGCCTCATCAACGGCATGTTCGTTTCGCTCGACGACGTCGTCGACGAGGGCAGCCTGTTCTTCTCGGCCACGGTGACCGACGAGGACGGCAACCGGATCGGTCCGCCCGGGCCCGACGGCGCGCCCGGACGCCTGCGCATCTACAAGGGGCACTTCGAGGATCACGTCGCCTTCGACCGGCACCGCCATGACCGCGACTGGAAGGAGAAGCGCAACCTGACCGAGGCGACCTTCGGCTGGGCGATCACCGGCCACAAATCCCAGGGCTCGCAATGGGAGAACGTGATCGTCTGGGACGACGGTCTCGGCCGCACCGAGACGGATCGCCGGCGCTGGCTCTACACGGTCATCACCCGCGCCGAGAAGGGGCTGGTGATCCTTGCTTGAGATCCGGGCATGATCGATCTGAACGACGTCTGGCAGCCGCCCGCCCTCGATTCAGGCTGGCGGATCGATCTCGACGAGGTCCGCGAGCGCCTGGCGGCGACGGCGGCCGACTGGCTGCCGCCGCTGTTCCCGCAGGCGCGGCCGGCGCCCGACAGGAGGACGTTGCGCTGCGCCGATCTCTCGGGCCGGCCGCCGCGCAACGAGGGCTCGTGCGTCATCCACCTCGCCGGCCCGCATGCCGGCCGGGGCTACGACCATGCCACCGGCGAGAGCGCCGGTCCGATCGATCTCATTCACCATGCGACCGGGCTGGCCGACCGGGCGCTGTTCGAAGAGGCGGCCCGGCTCGCGCGGCTGGACCGGCCGGCGCAGGTACGGCCGGCATCGCCGCCGAGACCGGACCATGGCCTCGAGGTCGCCCGGATTCTCGACGGATGCCGGCCGCTCGCCGGCACCGTCGCGGAAGCGTATCTGTGCGCGCGCGGCCTCGGCGATCCGGGGTCGCCCGACCTCCTCTTCCATGCCGATCTCGCCGACTTCGAGACCAAGCGCGGCTGGCCCGGCATGGTGGCGCGGGTCCGCGACGGCGCGGGCAAGCCGACCGGCGGCATCCACCGCACCTATCTGCTCGATGACGGCTCGGCCAAGGCGCCGCCGGGCAAGAAGATGCTCGGGCCGGTCGCGGGCGGCTCGGTCCGGCTCTCAGGCGTAGGCGCGGACGGCCACCTCGGAGTCGCCGAAGGCATCGAGACCGCGCTGTCGGCCCAGGCCATCTTCGGGGTGCCGACATGGGCGGCGCTCTCCGCCGAGGGCTTGCGCCGCTGGCAATGGCCCGACGGCGCCGCCCGCGTCACCGTCTTCGCCGATGCCGGCGAGGCAGGCGCCCAGGCCGCCGCCGCACTCGCCGAGCGGCTGAACATCGCCGGCATCGCCAACACGATCGTCTCGCCGTTGCATGGCGACGACTTCAACGACGACCTGCGCCGCGGCGTGACGGCGGCCGATTACCGCACGCCGGAACCGGTGACGCCTTCCGTCCCCGCCGTGCCCGCCACCGTCTCGGAGTTCGAAGCGGCCGCCCGGGCGCTGACCAACCCGCCCGATCTGCAGACGCTCGGCACCTTGCTCGGCCAGCTCGTCAAGGTCCGCCTGGAGCCGCTGCCCGAGCGACAGGTGCTGGCGGCGATCAAGGCCGCGACCGGGATCTCCGTGGCGATCCTGGAAAAGCAGATCGGCGAGCTGCGCCGCCGCCTGAACGCGACCGGTGACATCCATCACCGGCCGATCCGTCCGCGCTGGGCAAGCCGGCTGCGTCTCGATCTTGCCGGCACGCCCGAGCGCAACGAGGCCAACGTCATCACCGCGCTCGGCAGCGACGAAGCCTTCGCCGGCGCGCTGGTGTTCGACGAGTTCCGCCAGGAAATCCTGGTCACCCGGCCGCTGCCGTGGGACGAGCAGGCGGCGCCCGGGAGCATTCGCGTCCCCCGCCCGTGGAGCGACGCCGACGATGTGCGCTGCGCCGAATGGCTGCAGCGGCGCGAGATCAACGTCGCGCCCGCCGTCGTCAGCCGCGGCGTCGGCGCGGTCGCACGCGACATTCGCGTCCATCCCGTCCGCGACTATCTGCAAGGCCTCGTCTGGGACGGCACGCCCCGGCTGGAGACCTGGACGCTCACCTATCTCGGGGCCGAGGACACGCCGCTCAACCGGGCCTTCGGCTCGCTCTGGATGATCTCAGGCATCGCCCGCATCATGCAGCCGGGCGCCAAGGTCGATCACATGCTGATCCTCGAAGGCCCGCAGGGCACCAGGAAATCCACCGCGCTGAAAGTGCTGGCCGGCGAGGAGTGGTTCACCGACGAAATCGCCGAGATCGGCTCGAAGGACGCCGCCCAGCAGATGCGCGGCATCTGGATCATCGAGATCGCCGAACTGGACGCGATCGGCCGCGCCGAGGTCTCGCGCATCAAGGCGTTCCTGACCCGCACCGTCGACCGCTACCGGCCGCCCTACGAGCGCTACGTCGTCGAGGTGCCGCGCCAGTGCGTGTTCGCCGGCAGCGTCAACCCCGACACCTATCTACGCGACGAGACCGGCAACCGGCGCTTCTGGCCGGTGCGCTGCGGGCGCATCGACCTCGATGCGCTCCGCCGCGACCGCGACCAGCTCTGGGCCGAGGCCGCCGCGCGCCATCGGGCGGGCGCCATATGGTGGCTCGCCGACCCGGCCCTGGTCGCCGCCGCGAGCGTCGAGCAGGAAGCCCGGTACCATTCCGACGCCTGGGACGCGCTGATCGAGCGCTGGCTCGCCTTCGAGCGGCGGCGGGTCAACCACGGCTACGCGGGCTACGACGACTGGCGCGACGAGGAGGTCGAACGGGCGACGCCGCTCGCCGACGTGTCCGTCGGCGAGATACTTCAGCACGCGATCGGGCTGGAGCCGGGACGCTGGTCGCGCTCGGACCAGATGCGGGTGACGGCCTGGCTCAAGGCCAGGGGCTGGCGCCGATACCAGGCTCGGCTCGGCTCGGGCGGGGACGCGCCACGGGAATGGCGATACCGCCGCTGACGCGCCTGCCGGCGATCGGGGCGCCTTCGGGCGCTCTTTTCATGTCCGCGCTGTCACCAACCCCGCGCGTTGTCACCAACCTCGCGGAGGGGTTGGTGACAGGAATAACGCTTTCGGATCAACGCTGTCACCAACGTCACCAACGTCACCGACGGGCCGGAAACCGATACGTGGAGAATGGATGTCCGACCGCGCCAAGGGGTAATGCGCATTTTCCATGCGAATATGTTGGGCCCCCGTTGGTGACAGCGAAGGTTGGTGACAGGAGGTGCCAAGCGGCTGATCCCACGACGCTCTTTCCCGTCACCAACGTCGCGATGGGGGTTGGTGACAGGAGCTTTTTCGTTTGCCGCGTCGTCACGCGGCCCGTAGAATCCTCTCTGACCGAAGCCGAAGGCCCACGCTCCGTGAGCCTTCGCCATGAACATCGTTCCCGATCTGCCGGCGACGGCAGTTCCCGATCTGGCCGCGAGACTGCTCGACCGCGGCAGCCCTTTCGTTCTCGCTCTCGATCTCGGCACCACCACCGGCTGGGCGATGCGCCTTTCCGATGGCGCCATCGTCAGCGGCACCACTTCGTTCCGGCCGAGCCGCTACGACGGCGGCGGCATCCGCTATCTTCGCTTCCGTGGCTGGCTCGACCGGCTGGCGAGCGATGCCGGCGGTCTTGCTGCGATCTACTTCGAGGAAGTCCGGCGGCATATCGGCACCGACGCGGCGCATCTCTACGGCGGCTTTCTCGCCACGCTGACCGCCTGGTGCGAGCAGCGTTCGATCGCCTACCAGGGCGTGCCGGTCGGCACCGTCAAGCGCCACGTCGCCGCGAAGGGGAACGCCGACAAGGCCGCGGTCATGGCGGCGATCCGCGCCCGCGGATTCGCACCCGTCGACGACAACGAGGCCGACGCGCTCGCCATCCTGCTCTGGGCCATGGAGACCAACGGGGGCGTGCGATGAGACGCTTCCCCAAGGGTTACGGCGGCGAGCGGCGCCCGCCCGACGAGGTCAAGCGTGACGGTTGGCACGAGCAGGGCGTCCTGGTGGTCGCCGAGGACGATCCGCGTCTCGCCTGGCCGGAGCGGGAGCTGGTGAAGCAACTGGGCACAAAGCTCTACGGCAAGCGCGAGACGCAGGGAGCCGATCATGGCTGAGCAGCGATGGATCGCCCCGGTCGTCGAGGAACGGCTGGAGGAAGCGGCGGACACGTTGCGCCGCCTGCCCGAAGAGCGCGTGCGCGGCTACTTCAGCACTTGGCCGCCGGTGATCCGGGATTATTGGGAAGCGTTCGGCCGGGGGGACGTGCGTCTCCGCCTCCCGCCGCCATCGGCCGTCGCGATCGACCGCATGGACGAGGTGCTCGCCTGGCTCTCCTGGCTCGAATCCGACGACGCCCGGCTGGTATGGACGCGGGCCGAGGGTGCGCCGTGGAAGGCGATCTGCTGGCGGTTCGGCGTGAGCCGGGCGACGGCTCATCGGCGCTGGCAGTACGGCATCAGCGTCATCGTCTGGCGCCTCAATGGCAGACGCGTGCCCGCCAAGCGCTCGCGCGAGTTCCTGGTCGAGCGGACGCAAGAGCTGTCAAGCGCATCGTGAGCGTTGAGACATTTTTCGCTGAGACATTTCCCGGCGAGACGCATTCCGGCGTTTCGGGCTAGATTCCTGCCATGCTCGGGAGAGCCGCGCGCAGCGCTTCGCCCTCCCTCAAGGGCATTGAGGGATGTGATAAAACGGCTGTCATCAACCGCAAGTACAGCCGTTTCATAACATCGCCCGTCAGGCGCCCCTCGTAGACGCAAAGCGATCGAGCACGCTCCTGGTCTCGCGATCGATGGTTTCGATCACCTTGGCGAGCACGGGCCGATCCTTGCCTTCCGCAGAGAACCGTCGTTGCACGTCGCGCGCGGCTTCCGGCAGCGCTCGGGCAAGATCGAGAAGCCGGCGGCGGACCTGCGGAAACCCGAGACCCGCGTCTTTGGCGAATCGCTCCCAATGGCGCGGGTAGATCGCGCCGGTCTCGTCTTGGCCGCCGATCTTCATGGCAAGCCGCGGCGAGAGGCCGGGGTACACTTCCGTCGAGACCACGTCGTAGAGCGGCGCGAGCTGTAGGCCATCGTCGGCGAACAGCAGCGAGTAGTTCTTGCCGTGCGCGTCGCGATTGCCGATGAACAGGCTGAACAGGACGGCATCGAGAAGGCGGGCCAGGTCCACCACGGGGCGCGCGACCGCGTTGCGCACGAGCTCGAAGCACTGGCGCAGGTTCGGGCCACCTTCGGATTGGTATTTCAATTCCGGGACGATCCCGAGAGCCTGACAGAAATCTTCCTGGTGCAATCGGCGGACGGCCCCGTCCGCTCCCCGGACCCGGTCATAGCGGGCGACGAGAAGAAAGGAACGGTTGCCGACAGAGCGGATCTCTCCCGTCGATGCGTTCAGTCCAACAGCCTCGGCGAGCGCGAGACAAAAGCCCTCATTGAAGACCGTGTCCTCGAAGCGCCGGATCGCCGGCTTCAGAATGTGCGTGCTCGGCGCGCCGTGAAGCGGCAAGGCGATCCGTCCATCGACGACGAGAACGGGGAGCTTGTCCTGCGCGCCGGCAAGGCTGAGGCGCACGCCCTCTTCGCCGGCAAGCAAGGGCCGATCGGGAAGCGTATCGAGAATACGCGTGAGATCGCCGTCATCGAGAAGCCTGTAGTCCGCCTGTGCCGGCGCGAGCGGGAGGAGCGTGCCCGGAGGGACGAGCGTGATGGCGCCGGCGCATTCGCCGCCGATCCGGTCGAGGAGCGCAAAGTCGTTGCGATCCGAGACGCCGAGCGCTCTTGCCACGAGCTCGCGCTTCTCGGCTTCCGGCAGAAGGCCCGCGAAGAAGGGGCGCGTCTCCCGGTGACCGAAGGATTCGGGCCGCAGCGGGAGCGAACGCGAGATCGGAACGCTTGCCGGATCGGCGAGCCAGGTCTCGTGGTAGCTGAAACGAAGCTGGCCGGAATCGTCCTGCA